GAAAAGGTGAACTCAACATCGATATCCCCAAGGGTGTCGGCTTCATAGCCTTCTACAAATAGTCTTGCGCTCATATTACCTGTCGATTGTTTATAAGCTGAAATTCAAGGTCTAATTCTATGTTGAATACTTTATCTACCGCAGTCTTTTTAACCTCGTAGGAGGTCGCTGTAGGCTTCGCAGGTATCCATGAAGTGCTGATGTAGTTATCGTTTACTAGATTCATGTAGACCAAAGGGGATGAGTACAACTCCCGCAGGATCTCGGCTTGTGCATCCGTTAAATAGTCGCTTATGATCTTCCACTTTTGGGTTTCTTTTGTGTAGTAAATCGGGTTAATATTTTTTACCCTGATCCCGTCCGACTCATAGATGTTGCCTGTATAGTTCCGCTCATATCCTTTCTTTTCTACATCAAAGGTAGTCTTACTTACTAAGTCAAAATTAAAGAAGTCAAAAGCACCATACTTGTTTAGGTAAGCCAATCGCATCGGATCAAATTTTCCACAGCTTTGAATGTATATAGTAGCAAACTTTGCCCGCCTTGCTGATCCGTTATTCCAATTTGCAAAAACCTGAATATTGTCGATGCTTCCCCCATAGGTCAAGGGTGTGATCTGGATGTAGGTCACGCTCGGAGTCGCAACCGCAGCAGGGGTGATGTAGTAGGTCTGAGTAGTTGCGTTTGTGTAGGTGACTAGCAGTTCGTTATTAGTCAAAAGCCCTGTATTTAAAAATCCTAATATAGTTGCATCTGTTTCCCTAGCCTTGATTGTAGTCCATTCGCTTAGTGGTAGGTAGTTCGTATTACTTACCCCATTGTATTTACTTAGATCGGTAGCGAATCCGCTTTCTTCTAGCAAAGGCAAAGAAGCAGCCAAGGCATATTTGGTAGTACTTACCACCTCGGAAGCTGAGACGATCCCAAACACCCCTGCAACTTCATAGTACTCATAGCATTTAAGATAGAAGCCTTTGATTATGTTGGTATTGCTTGCTGAAGTTGCTACCTGATAGAACCCGCTTGAATAAGTAAAGTTAACCGAAACAAATTTGCTCACATCAAACTCGACAGAATCCGCAGGGTTAGCCGGGGAGTCATAGAATGCCTGAGTGATTAACTCGTTTGCAATATTGAAAACCTTTACCACATATTTGAAGCCTGATAGGTTTGCGTTTGTGCTGCTGATCGTATAGTTAATCCGATTGAATGCAGGCAGGATACTATTGGTAGGTTGAACTAGGGTTATCATTTTGCTATTCTTAAAATAAGTGTATCTCTTCCTATTGCTTTTAGATCAAAATTAAAATCAGGAGTTGCTTTGTCTATTGATCTCTTAATAAACTGCCTTCCCTCGATTCCGTTTTTCTTTATGAAGTATGCAATCGTTCTTGTGGTTGCATCAATTTCATCTGGTACTTCTTGATTGTTAATTAAGGCAGTTGCTTCTAGTTCTATGTTCTTTCTTTTTACCCATCCTGCTAAACTTCTCAAGGCCTCTATAGGCATTCCGTAGTTCTTAAATTTATAGAAAACACCTTCAGAATTTGGGTAAGTTTTTCTCTTGTTCTTTACACCCTTTACCCCTTTGTCGACATAGTCTGTATAATCAGCACCTACGCTTATTTCTAGCCTGTACCCTGTTTTAGTTTCTATAACACCTATGACATCAAAAGAAGATTTCATAACCCCTGAAGAATCAGGAGCAAACTGCTCTAGGTTTTTTACTATGTTTCCGCCTAACTTGAGCATGGCCTCTTGAACATTACGGGCAAGGGCTTGCTCAACATCTAGGATGTATTGATTTCCCTTGAGTGTTGTACCCCCGATGTTAAATAATCCGTCTACTTTAGCTTGGCTTGCAACTGCCATTTTTTATATTCGTTATCTTTGTGTTTGTTATAATCCTTTAAATAAGCCAATGTGTTCAGGTACTCGATCACATTCAGATCGTAGGTTTCATTCACAGTTATATTGCTGAAGTCTGCAACCTGTTTAGTGCTAAATACCCACCCCCAACGTTCCATAAACGGGCTGCCTTCTCCGCCAGTTCCTTGTTCTGGATTGAGTAGGTTATGGTACTGCTTATTAATTCGTTGAATAGTTGACAAAAAAAAAGCATACACCCGTAAACCTCCAAGAACTTTGCCCCTAGCAAGTCATCTGCCACCCTATCATGAGGCACCGCCCCATATCCTTGGTATCTCTTGCCCTTCATAGGTAAAAAGAAGCAGGCAGCAATCTTATTAAGCTGCATGATCTCACCGCTGAAGGCTAGAATATCTATGTACTGCCCCGCTGTGATTTCGTTTACCTCATAGCAGAACTTGTATTGGTTATCCCCTACCTGTAGAAAGTCTACAGGCTTGGTCTCAGGCAGGTTATCAAAGAAAGATAGCTTTTCACCGTACTCTTTGATTAGATCCCTGTACTTGTAGTCATCGTATTCCCGCTCATTTTTACCCTCGATTACCGCTAGCATTTTCTGCTGCTTTTCGATTATGTTTAAATTTGCGTTTACCTCGATATCGTACAAGGTTATGAATTGACCGACAGTTAATTTGTCCCACATGGCTTTAAATATATTTTATTGGTTTGATGTTTTTATCTAAAGGAGTACCTGCCCAAATGGCTCTTGGATATCTTGTTCACTACCGAATAGCGCAGGGCATCAAGTGCGTGATTGAAATTATCCACGGGCTTGTTGGTCATCTGCCCGTTTTTATCTTCGATGTATTTGTAGTTCCTCAACTCTTTGATTAGGTTAAAACTGCTTTCGGTTGCAATCAGCTTATATCTCCTGATTATGTCAATGCCTATGTTGATAGATCCTTTGATGGTAGGCTTCACGTTCCATCCCATCCTGTAGATTTCTTCAATACTTTTAGGCTCTGCTGAATCGGCATAGATTTCATTGCTGCGATCTAGTCCAAGTACCTTCATTTCGTTTGCGATGTCTTGGTTCGTCATCCCCGTGCGGTATAGCAATTCATCGACATACATATCATCACCAAGAATGTAGGTACGGACTAAGCTAGTTGGATCACTTGAGTAGCCAAAGTCAAGCCCGTAGCTTACTAGCTTTGCTTCCGTTGGGATTTCTTTTGTAGTTGAGAAAGTATATACTAGGGATCTAGCCTGCCCCCGTTCTCCAAGCCCGTAGACCCTCCAATAGTTTTCATCTATCCCTTTGAGCCTTTCGATTTCTTCTTTGATTACATCGCCTAAAAATGGGTTATCCTTGTAAGTAGTTTGGAAGAAGTCAACATCAGCCCTCGGTAGTACCTGATCATAAATCCAATGAAACTCTTCAGATGGATTGTAGTCAAGTATTACCTTTTCATTTGTACGGAATAGTAGCTGAGTCCAATCTTCATGCGTCAACTCGTTCGCCTCATTTGCAAAAAGTAGATCACGCTTTCTACCCCTGATCTTCTGAGGCATGTCTAAACTTATGAACTCGATCGTGTTTTCGTTTAGCTTGTATTCGTTATTGCTTTTGCTGTGGTAGTCTTCAGAATAGATGTCATGATCCTTTAAGATCTGAAAAAAGTCCCGCATCACCGTACCCCTTAAAGCCGGGAATGACTTCCTACAGATCGTGATTATCTTACCCTCGTTTCTTTGGCAGTAAGCAAAGATTATCCATAGCAAAATATTAAAAGTTTTCCCTGATCGGGTGCCTCCTTGCTGCACTACTATCTTGGCTGTGCTTTCTTCAAGGTGCCTGAATACTTTGTTTGTCTGGATGCTATTTGTCTGCATCTATAATGGTCACTTCGAAAAGTTTCTTGCCATCTGCCCCGGTCACTTCCTGCCTTTCTACATATCCTCTGGATTTGCCCTGAGTTTTCAAAAAGAAGATGATAGCCGTTATATCACCGCCATCAATCTTTTGATCTAGCTTACTTTCCACAAAATCTAGCCTAGTATTTCGACCTTCGATTACAGCCTCCTCTAGGCCTTCCTGCTCGATCCATTTGTATAAGGTAACTCTATCTACCTGCAATGATCTTGCAGCCGTAGAAAGGTTCCCAAATGCCTTCACAATGGCTTTCTCGATTACGGATGTATCAGGTTTTTTCATAGTGTTGACTTTTGATAATTATTTTTGTAAAAAAGGCTTAAGCCATTGAAGGTAAATTTGATTTGCTATCTGTGCAGTCATTACAGGAGGAACGCTCATTCCAATTAAATACTTTGGCTCTATATTTTTAAAGTTGTAATCGAGTGGATATGTTCCTATCTGACAAACTTCTTTTTTTGTTGTTTTTCTTGGTATATCAAATAAAACATTATTATCTCCACCGGTTACCGTATTACATACTTTATCTTTATATAATATTTTTGTTGTAAATGAATTTTGTTTATTGCCTAATCTAACATTTATAAAACCAAAATCTTTGTCTCCTTTTATTTTGTTATCCCACAAATATTGTTCATTTTTTGTTAAATCATTATAATTAATATCTTCAAATACTTTTCCAAATAATATGGCTTCCTCATTAAAATCTAATTTTAATTTTGGAAAAGCAAACTCTTTTTTATGTCCAATGAAAAATACACGTTCTCTTTTCTGAGGTACTCCCATAGATGCAGCATTCAAGCAAAACACTTGAACAGTATATCCAGCATCATTCATTTTTTTTACTATGTTTTTTGAATACACTTTTGCATTCCCTTGAATTATGCCTTTAACATTCTCAAGCAAAAATACTTTTGGCTGAAGCTTTATTATTGTATCGCAATAAACAAAAACTAAATCATCCAGACTTT